CCGAAAAACACCCGGTGCCCCCGCGTCTCTCGTGGCAACGTCCGCCGTCCGTGGCGGCGTCGCCGCGCGTCGAGGGGCACCACATGGCGAAGAAGAAGCGTGGGTTGCGGGCGGAGGGCGAGGGGCTCTCGACGCTGGTGGAGCGGGACCTGAAGAAAGGGACGCGCTACTGGGCGGCAGAGGGCAAGCTGTGGTCGGAAGAGAACCCGGACAGCTACGCGGGCGTGCACAACCACGACGGCATGCTGTTGATCTTCGACGAGGCGTCTGGGGTCCCGGACACGATCTGGTCGGTTGCGGCAGGCTTCTTTACGGAGAACATCGTCGATAGGTACTGGTTCGCCTTCAGCAACCCACGGCGCAATACGGGCTACTTCTACGAGTGCTTCAACGCCAAGCGTGACTTCTGGGCGTCGCGCAACATCGACGCCAGGACGGTCGAGGGCACCGACAAGAACATCTACGCGCAGATCATCGAGGAGTACGGCGAGGACAGCCGCGAGGCGCGGATCGAGGTCTACGGGGAGTTCCCCAGCCAGGGGGACGATCAGTTCATCAGCCCGCAACTGGTCAACGACGCCTTCGAGCGAGCGCCGCACAAGGACCCCGGCGCGCCAATTGTCATCGGCGTGGACCCGGCGCGCAGCGGCGCGGACTCGACGGTGATCGCGGTGCGGCAAGGGCGCGACCTGATCGCGCTGAAGCGTCACCACGGCGACGACACCATGACGGTCGTGGGGCACGTCATCGAGGCCATCGAAGAGTACAAGCCCGCGCTGACGGTCATTGACGAGGGCGGACTGGGGTACGGCATCCTGGACCGGCTGACGGAGCAGCGGTACAAGGTCAGGGGCGTGAACTTTGGCTGGAAGGCCAAGAACCCCATCATGTGGGGCAACAAGCGGGCGGAACTGTGGGGCGCAATGCGGGAGTGGCTCAAGACCGCTGCCGTGCCGCCCGACAAACGGCTCAAAATCGACCTTACTGGCCCCAAAACCAAGCCCGACAGCAGCGGCACGCTGTTCCTGGAAGCAAAAAAGGACATGCTGAAGCGCGGTTTGGCCTCGCCAGACGCCGCCGACGCTATCGCAGTCACTTTTGCATACCCCTTGGCGCATAGGGAGTACAATCCCAAGCCAAAACGGGTCGTTGCCTACCAAGGCAGCGCCGCCGCGAACTCCTGGATGGGGGCCTGACCATGCCGCTGACCAAATCCGCCAGCAAGGCCGCGTTCAAGAAGAACGTAAAAGCTGAAATTGCGGCTGGAAAACCGCAAAAACAGGCGGTAGCGATCAGTTACGCAGTGCAACGCAAGGCGCAAGGCAAGAAAAAATGACGAAAGAAGAACGTCTGGCTCAAATGCGCTCGCGCCTGCGGGTGGCGCTGTCGGCGTACTCGGAAAGTCGCTCAAATGAGCTTGACGACCTCAAGTTTCTCGCCGGATCGCCGGACAACCAGTGGCAATGGCCCGCCGACGTGCTGCAAACGCGGGGCGCGATCCAAGGCCAGACGATCAACGCCCGCCCGTGCCTGACGATCAACAAGCTGCCGCAGCACGTCAAGCAGGTGACCAACGACCAGCGGCAAAACCGCCCTAGCGGCAAGGTCATCCCCGCAGACGACAAAGCAGACCCTGAAGTCGCCGAGATCTTCGACGGTATTGTACGACATATCGAGTACATGTCGGACGCCGACGTGGCCTACGACACCGCCTGCGAGAATCAGGTGACGTATGGCGAGGGCTACATCCGCATTCTGACCGAATACTGCGACGACAACACGTTCGATCAGGACATTCGCATCGGGCGGGTACGCAACTCGTTCAGCGTCTTCATGGACCCGCTGATCCAGGACCCATGCGGCGCGGACGCAAACTGGTGCTTTATCACCGAGGACCTGCCAAAAGAGGAGTTCGAGCGGCTGTTCCCGGACGCGCAGCCGATCTCCACGCTGATGTCCCAAGGCATCGGCGACCAAGACCTGAACCAGTGGATTCAGCAGCAGACGGTACGGATTGCGGAATACTTCTACGTCGTCTACGAGCCGGTGAAACTGCGTCTGTACCCCGGCAACGTGACCGTAGAGGCCGGGTCGAAAGAGGACCGCGAGATCTCCGGCATGGGCCTCAAGCCGCTGCGCGAGCGCGTGGCGCAGGCGAAACGGGTCAAGTGGTGGAAGACCAACGGCTACGAGGTGCTGGAAGAGCAGGACTGGCCGGGTAAGTGGATCCCGGTCGTGCGCGTGGTCGGCAACGAGTACGAGGTAGAAGGGCAGGTGTACATCAGCGGTCTGGTGCGCAACGCCAAGGACGCGCAGCGGATGTACAACTACTGGACCAGCCAGGAAGCCGAGATGCTGGCGCTGGCGCCCAAAGCGCCGTTCATCGGCTACGGCGGGCAGTTCGAGGGCTACGAGCACCAGTGGAAGACGGCTAACGTCACCAACTGGCCGTACCTGGAGGTCAACCCTGACGCCACGGACGGGCAGGGGGCCGTGCTGCCGCTGCCGCAACGCGCCGCGCCGCCGCTGCCGCAGACGGGGCTGATACAGGCCAAACTAGGCGCTGCGGACGACATCAAGGCCACCACGGGACAGTACGACCCCAGCCTGGGGGCCACCAGCAACGAGCGCAGCGGCAAGGCCATCATGGCCCGCCAGCAGCAGACCGACACGGGGACGTACCACTTCGTGGACAACCTCGCCCGCGCGGTGCGCTACGTCACGCGGCAGATCGTGGACCTGATCCCGAAGATCTACGACACCCAGCGCATCGCCCGCATCATCGGCCTCGACGGCGAGACCAGCATGGCGAAGATCGACCCGTCGCAGCCGCAGCCGGTCAAGAAGGTCGTGGATGAGCAAGGCGTGGTGATCGAGAAGATCTACAACCCCAGCGTCGGCAAGTACGACGTCGTGGTGACCACAGGCCCCAGCTACATGACCAAGCGTCAGGAAGCGATGGACGCCATGAGTCAGATCCTGCAAGGCAACCCGGCGCTGTGGCAGGTGGCGGGCGACCTGTTCGTCAAGAACATGGACTGGCCGGGGGCTGAGGAGCTGGCTGAGCGGTTGCAGAAGATGATCGACCCCAAACTGCTGGCCGACGAGGAAGACCCGGCGCTGCAAGCCGCCAACCAGCAGATCCAGCAGATGGCGCAGGAGATGGAGCAACTCCACGACATGCTCAAGCAGGTCGCCAACAGCATGGAAGTGCAGGAACTGCGCATCAAGGAGTACGATGCCGAGACCAAGCGTCTGAGCGTGGTGCAGGCGGGAATGACTCCCGAGCAGGTACAGGAAATCGTCATGCTCACCCTGCGCGACACGATGGTCTCGCACGACATGATGCCTGTCGTGCCTGAGGCGTCGCCTGAGCAGATGGGGATGCTGGAGCAGCAGATGTTGGGCGGCGGTGAGATGGAGGCTGAAGCGCCTCAGGAGGCCGTAGAATGACCTGCGAAGTCTTTATGGGCGAGCTATTCCTCGCCCGCGACGTGGCGCACAGCGTCCACCTCAACACGCGCAGCTACGCCAAGCACAAGGCGCTGAACAAGTTCTACGAAGGCATCGTGGAGCTTGCAGACGCCTTCGCCGAGGCGTATCAGGGGCGCTACGGCCTGATCGGCCCCGTCGTGCGGCAGAACACCAAGAAGTCCAACAACATCGTGGACTTCCTGACCGACCAACTCAAGCGGCTAGAGGCTGGCCGCTACAAGGTCGTGCCGAAAGAAGACACGCCGCTACAGAACCAGATGGACGAGATCTTTGCGCTGTACCTCTCGACCCTCTACAAGCTCCGCTTCCTCGCGTAAGGACCAGTCATGGCGACTTACAACAAGTTTCAACCGTGGGTCGAGTACCTAGTCGAAGGCGTCAACTGCGATAGCGATCAGTTTGTCGTGGCGCTGTCGAACACGCTTCCGGTCAACACCAACGCCACGCTTAGCCAGATTACTGAGATCAGCTACACCAACCTGTCGTCGCGCAACCTGACGACAACGACCAAGACGCAGACGGGCGGCACCTATACGCTGGACTTCAGCGATCTGATCCTGACCGCGTCTGGGTCTGTGGGGCCGTTCCGCTACGTCGTCATTTACGACGACACGGTCGCTGGCGACCCGTTGGTGGCGTGGTTTGACTACGGCGCCGGGGGTGTCACCATGCAAAGCGGCGACACGTTCACGCTGACCTTCAACGCCTCCGGCCTGTTCACGGTGACTTGATGAAGGGCTATGCGGTACTCAAACTGCCTCAT